CCTATCCAATAAAATTTAGCGAAGTAATTTGAATGTATGTCTATAGCAGCACTATTTCCGTATGAATTATCCCCTATAGTATATTTGTTATATAATAAACTATTTAATTTTGATCCTTTATATCTTGAATTTATAACACGAGCTGTAGTATAATTACTATCTTGAACTTCTGCTTTATATGCTTGATTTTGTATAATTAAATTCCAATTTACTGGTAAAGTTATTCCTTGAGTATAATCAACATCTTGATATTTATATGATTTTCGATTTAACTGTATGTTATTAGAAGGGATACTTGTTCCTTGCGTTGATTCTTCCTTATATATTCTTATATTCTTTACATTTAAATTAGATTTTAATACTTCTGTATAAGTAAATCTTAGAGTAGGACTACTTGGGTTTTTAACTTGTACTCCTTTTATAGGAATAGTAGATAAACCTGGTAAAGTATTATTGAAATAATAAACATCTCCTACACCATAAGAAAATAATTGAGCACTTTGTTCACCTCCTCCAGTCTCAAATTCAAAATCTAAATAATAAGTTTCATTATTATTAAAAACATATGGTATATCGTAATATATAGCTAAAGAACTATCTGATGCATCGAATTTTAATTGTTTTGTTGTTATACCAAATCCTTGAGGGATATCTATTTTTATACTATCTCTTGCTATAAGCGAACCTCTATTATGATTATTACTTATATAAGGTAATTCACCGTTATAATAACATTTATTATCATTATCAGTAATATTAACCCTGCCTGCAGGGGTATTAATAGACTGTGTAAAAGTATTTGCAACATTATTGTTAGGATATACCCCTCCACTATCTCCTGAATATGTACCTATTTCTATAGAAGAAGTATATTGAATATTTGTAAATGTGGGTTGATATACTGCTTGTTTGTTTCTTTCTAAAATATTGGGCTTTATTACTATACCTGTAGAAATATTTGCTCTCCCAGGAACATAGTCTTTAACCATTTTAAATAAAGAATTATCAAAATACTTTATTAATCGTATATAATCAAAGTAATTATATTTACTTGTATATTTTTTAAAGTACTCATCTTGAAGAGTTTTTAAACCAGAGTATGAACTTAAAGATAATTCTCTAGGATCACCTATGTATTCATCAATATTAAAATACCCCAATTGAGAAATAATATCTTTATTAATTTCATTTTGTGGTGAAAAAGCAACTTCTAAATTGTGAATGTCTTGAGTGTAATTTTTATCATCAGCTAGTATAGAAATAAAAGGAGATAATGTGCTTCCTGATATTATAGTTTGGGTATTTATTCTAATTTTATCATTAATAACTTTATTAATGCCTGTATTGGGTGAATTATAATAATAGGATTCAGATACAGGGGTAAAATTATTAGCTACATCTTGTAAAGTAGCAGTATTAAGTGTTGTAGACCCATTTATCCAAAATGAAGCTGTAGATGGAAATGAACCTGTTATATATGAATGTACTGATGTGAGCTGTGCAGTATTGTTTATATTTAAATCATTACCCATAGGTATTCTAAACATCAAATCATTGTATGAAGACGATAAACTGTTACCTTCTATAGATGATGGGTTTAAAGTATGATAATCAAATGCTGCTTTAGATAATGGAGTAGTCCAATATCTGAATTCTTGTACTGAACCATTAAATAAATGATCACTACCTATAATAGGGTCTACTTTTGTACCTCCTAATGAAGCGGTAGATTCCCCTTTCATCCAAGCCTTATTATACTCAGCTGCTTTAATATCTAAAGCATTTATTTCTATGCTAGCTGATCCTTGAAAACCTATTTGATCACCTATTTTGTTTTGAACATATATCCAATATTTGTTTGAAGCTTCTAAATTTTCAGTAGTATATTGAAGACTACCAGTTTCACGTTTAACCATGATATTCCACCAATCACTATTAAAATATGGAAGTTCTATTTCATTAGATGAAGTAGGTAATGATGAACTTGGATTGTACATCCATAATTTAATACGACCATTAGGACTATCAACAGATGAAGAATAACTAGATGTGCTGTTTATATTGTATATTTTACTGCTTTCTGAAGCGTATGTTAAAGATATTCCAAATTTATAATAATTTGCTAAATTTTCCATTTCACTACCACTACTAACTGATAGTAACGATTGTGTGTAATGGGTATCTGTTACATTATTAGGTTTAAATCTGAATTCAATTGTATCAGGTACGATGTTACATCCTGAACTACTAATTTGGTGTTTATATGAATAATCCCAAGGAATACTAATGTAATTTATAGGTGGATCTTGGGAAACATTTAAAGCATATGAAAATCTATCTTGTGAATATTCTATACTTCCACTATTCTTATCACTACCTCCAAATTCACTTACACTTAATATAGTACTAGGAATTCCAAAACATGAAATTAGAGCTTTTAAACCGCGTTCTGTTCCTTTAGATTTATATAATAAAGGTAAATTGTGATATATTCTTTTATAAACTTCACTTTCAATATCTTGAGATGGTAAACTTAAAGAAGATGTTATTAAAGTTTCCATAGGGTTAACCGCTGGTAAATAACTCCCAGAGGTATTAACTCCTAAAAAATAACCAAATATATCATTACTAGAATAACTGTTGGCGTATAAATGAGTTCCTAATGATTTTAAAGCAGTACTTACTAAATCTTTAGATATGCCTATAGATACGTTGTTGTTAGAATTATGTATATCTTTTACGGCTTTTTCATATACCCAGATATTGTCAAAATGTTGTCCAATCATATTTAAAAAAACTTCATATGATTCATTTTGAATATCATTCCTTATTTTTTCAGGAATAGTATATACTAAATTATCAAAATTAGATTCATCATATAATGAAGCTGATGTAAGTTGGGAATTTAACCAACTTACTGATATGCTTGATGTTGTTGGATATTGCACATATGGTTGAACATCGTTTGATTTAGGCCATGTTTTAGAGCCTGATTCAAAATACAAATAATATTCATACCCATCAAATTTTTTAATTATTTCATTTACTTTATCTTCTAATATAACTTTACTTGAACTTATTTGAGTTGAACCACTTACTGTTAAAGAAAGTGATCTCATTTGAATCATGTATGACTCAATTAAACCCAATTTATATTTAAAATTGTTTATTCTTTCATACACTGAACTAAAATGAATGAAGTTTGAGTAGTCAGAATAGTCAACGTTTATATCTATTCCTTTTTCATCTATTAAAGATTTAAATTGTTGTAAAGAAGTAGTAACATTTGTTGAAAATATGTCATTGTAATTAGTATATGGAGTAGAAACGTTTGTTCTATTATTTAACCCTATATTAAAATTAGGGCCTCTTAAAATATTATTAGTTTCTGGCTCAGGTAAATACTCATTAAATTCAATATTATAAGATACAGGGTCTGAAAGTCTTTCGTTTATCCAGAAAGTATCTTTTAATACAATATTTAAAGGTAAAGGTTCATATAGTTTTACTAACAATGAATATACAGGTGTTGTTTTGTCTATATCTAGGTTTACACCTATTAGTAAATTATTATCACCAAAATTTAAATTAAAATCTCTATAATATGTTGAAGATTCAGTTTGATTAATGTAATCATTATAAATACCTTCTAATTGTTGGTTATTAAGATTTAAATTTGATATTCTTAATTCTGTTCTATTTGATGAAATACCTTTAATATAATATTTAGAATTAATATCACTTAAAAATATATTTCTTAATATATTATACACAATATTAACGCTTCCCTTATTATACCCTGCACTTACTATATTTTGAGTTGGGTTTAAAGAAATATTTGAAACAGTATTATTAGGAGTTACTTGAGATTGATTAAAATATCTATAATTTAAAGTACTGTAGTCTGAGTGTAGTAATTTGTTATCTATATTGTATATATGATATTCTATATAGTCAGTAGTTTCACCAAATTGTTTAATAAGGTCAACAGATTGAATTAAATTTTCATCCTGTATTGAATACTTTTGAAATGTAGTACTTTGAGAATTAATTTGTGTTATATCTACCATTTAATTGTGATGTTGTTTCGTTTGCTTGTAAAAGTTCTATTTTCAATTGATTTATTTCTTCGAGTAAAGCTTTAATAGTTTCAGATTCTTGTTTATATTGAGAATATTCTGTACTTTGTACAATTAATGTTTCATGAGAGTTTAAACCACTTTTAGGAATATCATAAAATAATTCATTATACATGTTAAAAAAGTTTTGAATTTGAGATTCTATACTTTCAACATTGTTAGGTAAAGGCTTGCTTATTAATTCTGTGAATTCAGGATTAATTACTTGAATATATGATTTTTTACCATATACTTTTTTAATTACAGGAACATTTATATTACTCATTATTTGTTAACTTTAAAAATATAATCATTATCAAATATTATAGTATTACCATTTATTATAGACTTAATGATAAATTTATACCACCTTTCAGGTTCTATGCCTGACATATAAAATTTAAAATAGCTACCATTATTATCAACACTTAGTTTTGTATACGTTGTATCGAAATCAATAATTGTTTCATTAGTATTTACATCTTTTAAAGCCCAATAAGATTCAGATGGAAGGTACTTATTAGTTATATATATTGAACTAGTTGTAAAACTACGAACAGGGAATTTATCTCTAGCGTTTACTCTAAAAGATTGTATGCTGTTTTGATTAAAATGAGATTTATTATTTCCTAAATTTATTACAGTTGATTCACTTGAAACTATACTTAAAGAGCCAGTATTAAATGAATAATCATCCCACTTTAATTCTAAACATGGTGGGTATATAGTATGGGTATCTATTGAAAAATATTTAAGTTCAAATAAAGACGAAGTAGTAAATTCTGTTTTTTGTTTAATTATAAAACCATTATTAGAAATTGAACTACTTCTAAAAAGTCTTAAAGCATTAGTAATATCTAAATTAACATCTAAAT